GCAGTGAACTCATTCGCAGCAGGGCGCTTGTTGCAAACTGTGACCGTGCACTCAGCGTGACCGCGTATCACCGTCTAGTGTCGGACGCCCTCACCAATGTGCGTGGTGATATGCCGCGCCGCATGGTTGAGCATCTCGTCGCGTTCGTCATCACATGGATCGCATCAAAATCAGCCACAAACAAGAACCTGTCATCAACCGACTGCATGACTGCATGATTCAGGCGCTTGCATACGCAGCCGCCATTCGTGACAATGCACAAGATGACCAGCAACCGATACCGGCTGAGCTGGTCCAATCGTTCACCGCTGATTACGAGCGGTTGATTTCCATCCTTACCGAAGCTGCCTCATGAAACTCATCACAACGCAAGCTGACCTCAGCTATGCCTTGCGCACCGTCGCGCCAGCCGTCAGCAACAACCCAAGCCATCCCATCCTGAGTAGTTGCCTCATTGCTGCTGCCGATGGCGCTATGACCATCACCGGCTACAACTTGGAGCTGGGCATCACTGTGCGTGTACCTGCTGCCATTGACACCGCCGGCACGGTTGCGCTTCCGTATCGCCTGCTGGCTGGCCTTGTCAGTCGCATGGACGATGGGGAGCCTGTAACCCTGTCAGATGGCTCTGTAAGCGCCTCTAGCGGCTCTTACACCCTTGCCGCGTGTGATGCAGCCGATTACCCATCGCTGCCCATTGTAGAGGCTCCTAGCGCCGAGTTGGACCTAACCGCTGGTGTACGCGCCTGCATGGTGGCGGCAAGCAGTGATGCCAGCAAGCAAATCCTTCAGGGCATCCACATGGCCGATGGCGTCATGGAAGCCACCGATGGTCATAGACTCATGCGCGTGCCGGTAGGGCTCCCCAAGGGCATCGACCTCGTGCTACCGGCCACCACAATGAAGCTGCTGCAAGACCGCAGCATCACCGTGGCAGCAGCAGGTGGCCAAGCGGTTATCGATGCCGGCGATGGCATCACCATCTACAGCCGCATCCTTGATGGCAAGTACCCCGACGTGGCCAAGCTCATCCCTGCCGAGTTTGAGCACACCATCACGCTTGACCGGCACCGCTTTGCCCGTGCACTGGAGCGTGTAGCGCTCATCGCAGACGCTCACAACAGCATCATCAAGCTGACCGCTGGCAAGCAGTTGACAATCACCGCTGAAGCCGATGCCAACAACGGCACCGAAACCATCGCCTATACCGGCAGCGCCAAAGGCACATGGGGCTTCAACGTGCACTACCTGCTGGATGGCCTAAAAGCGATGCGTGGCAGTGATGTCATCACCATCTCTGCTAACGCATCAACAGCACCTGTAGTATTGCAGCCAGCAGAGGAATCTGGTATGACCTATCTGGTCATGCCGGTGCAAATCAGAGAATGACATCCATTAAGGACCTCAAGTCCGACCATAAAAACGCCCGCAAGCGTACAGATCGCTCCGCCAAACTCATCGCTGAATCGTTGCAGCGTTATGGCGCGGCTCGCAGCATTGTCATCGACGAAGAGAACCGTATCCTTGCGGGCAATGGCACCATCGAAGGCGCCAAGGCAGCAGGCATCAAAAATGTCCGCGTCATCGAAACCGATGGCACCGAGATCATCGCCGTTAAGCGCACCGGCCTATCAGAAGACGAAAAGGTTGGACTGGCACTAGCCGACAACCGCACCAGTGACCTGTCCGATTGGGACAAGGACATGCTGCAGCAACTCAGCGAAGAGCATGACATCGCCCCATGGTTTGACGCCGATGACCTAGCTGCCATCCTTGGTGAAGCTGAGCAGCTACCGACTGAAGGCTTGACTGATGCGGATGACGTACCCGAGGTACCGGCAGAGCCCATCACCAAGCCAGGTGACCTATGGATTCTTGGTAATCACCGCTTGCTGTGTGGTGACAGCACTTACGTGCTAGCCGTTGAGAGATTGATGGATGGGCAGAAGGCGGACATGGTGTTCACCGATCCGCCTTACAACATTGGCTACCAAGACATGGGCGCCAAGTTTAAAAAGATTGCAAACGACAAGATGAGCGATAATCAGTTTTTGGACTTTTTGCGCTCAACGCTGATGCCTTGCGAAGTAATGTATGTCTGCTGTTCTTGGCAATACGCGCATCTGTTCAAGCAAGCTCTATTGGAAATCGAAAAACCTGCAAAGTCGATGATCGTCTGGGATAAAGTGAATCCAGCGCAAAACCTCGATCTTTACTACAAGCAGCACGAAATCATCTTTTATCACGGACCGTTTGGCGGGCAGTCTACTGTTCGCGGAGATGTCTGGCAGCTTAAGCGACAGCGCAACACTTTGCATCCAACGATGAAGCCGGTTGAGTTGATTGAGATGGCGTTGCAAGACCACCCTGACCGAAAGCTAGTGTTTGATGGCTTCGGCGGCTCTGGCAGCACTCTCATTGCCTGTGAACGCCAGCACCGCCACGCACGCCTCATGGAACTCGACCCCGCCTACTGCGATGTAATTGTTCAACGGTGGCAGGATTTCACTGGTAAACTCGCTACCCTTGAATCACAACCCGAGGCGTTCTAATGGCCGCCCGAGATTCTTATAAAGGGCAAGCAATCGAAAGGGCAAAGCGCTTTGCTCGCATCATCGCCAACGGTGGTCGGCGCTCGGACTGCTTGCGCTATGCCGAAGAAAATTGGGGGATTAAGGCAAGCGCCTGCGACCAATATCTCAAAATGGCGCGGGACCAGTTAAAAGCCGACTGGGACATTGAACGCCCGCAGATGGTGGCTGACCTGCTAAGCCAGTGCAGCACCTTGCAGATGGAGGCACGTCGTGCTGGGCAATATCACATTGCGCTTGGCGCTATCAATACGGCAGCCAAGTTGGCGCAGCTTTGCTCGTGAGCATTCTTGCAGCAGCCCGTGAAGGGCATGTGCTGATGCAGCTCAACCATGGCGGCGAGCTGACGGATGTTGACAGCTTGTTAGCGCGCATCAGAAGCGACCTGCACCCCGGACAGCTTGCGTTTGTTGATGACAGCAGCACGCAGATTCTTGGTATCAGCGCCGGCTATGGCGCCGGCAAGACACGGGCACTGTGCGCTAAAGCTGTGATGCTGGCCGCGGCCAATCAAGGCTTTATCGGTGCGGTGATGGAGCCGACCGGACCGCTTATTAGGGATATTTGGCAGACGGATTTTGAGACATTCCTTGAGGCGTATGACATTCCGTACACCTTCCGTGCATCACCACTGCCGGAGTACATGCTGCACCTGCCAGGCGGTGATACAAAAATCCTGTGCCGCAGCTTTGAGAACTGGAGCCGCATTATTGGTTTGAACCTTGCATGGGTGCTGGCGGATGAGATTGACACGGTGACGCCCAGCATTGCCAATAAGGCATTCCCGAAAATCCTTGGCCGACTCCGCAGCGGCAACGTGCGGCAGTTTGGCGCGGCATCAACGCCTGAAGGATTCCGGTGGATGTGGAACACGTTTGGCACTGATGAAGCAAAGCAGCGCAGCGACCGGCATCTCATCAAGATGCGCACCAGCGACAACCCGCACCTGCCGCCGGACTTCATCGAGCGGCTAGAGGCCAACTACGACCCAAGCCTGCTGCGGGCGTATCTGGACGGTGAGTTCGTCAACCTGACAACAGGGCAGGTGTATGACAGGTTTGATAGGGCTAAGCATGTAACGGCCAGCGTGCCGGACATCAGCCGCGAGCCACTGCGTATTGGCGTTGACTTCAACGTCGGCAATATGTCTGCGGTCATTGCCGTGCGGCTTGGTAATGGCTTGACTGTCATCGACGAGATTGCAGGCGCGCATGACACCGACGCATTGGCGCAGGAAATTCAACGGCGCTACCCACAGCGGCAGGTTTACGTCTACCCCGACGCATCAGGCGGCAACCGCAGCACCAACGCAAGCCAAACTGACATCCAAATCCTTGAGCAGTATGGCTTCAGTAACCAGTCGTCTCGGAGCAATCCTCCCGTCCGTGACCGGGTGGCTGCTGTTCAAGCTTTGCTGGAGAACGGCAAAGGCCAAGTGAGGTTGCAGGTAGCAGGTAGCTGTAAGCGGGTGATTGAGTGCCTTGAGCTGCAGTGCTACAACGAGCGCGGCGAACCCGACAAGGATGCTGGTTTTGACCACATGAACGATGCCTTGGGCTACCTAGTCTGGCGTGAGTTCAACCCGCTACATGCCGGCGCTGGCCGCGGCACGGGCGTCCGCCTCTATTAACAAGTGTAACAAGAGTTGACCACGGCGAAGCAGGGTGCCATGCTTAGGTCATCCCAAGCGGATTTCAACCATGATCAACAACCCTTGGATTAACCGCATCGCCGCTATCGTCATCCTGCTCGGCGTCTATGTCGCAGGCGTTGACTCAGGCCGCGAGCGTGCCGTTGAAGCGCATCAAAACCACCCCGCCTGCCATCAGAACCTGAAGCCGTAAACTGACGGCATTGTCAGCAGCTAGCGGTCGTGTATAGCGGTTACAACTTCTATGACAGGCCGCTGGCGCAGCGCACCGTAACGCAGGTCAACGACCCCAACACCAGTTGGTACGCGCAAGAGCCACATTGGGTTCTGATCGAAGACCTGCTGCAAGGCACCTACGGCATGCGCAAAAAACATCGCCGCTACCTGCCACAAGAGCCACGCGAGCTAGATGAGTCCTACGACAACCGCCTAGCCCGTAGCGTTTGCCCGCCGTATTACATCCGCCTTGAGCGCATGTTGGCTGGCATGTTGACCCGCAAGCCTGTGCGTCTTGATGACACAGCAGATGTAATCCGCGAGCAGCTTTTTGACGTAGACCTGCAAGGCAATGACCTCAACGTCTGGACCTATGAAGCAGCCCGCAAGATGGTCCGTTATGGCCACGTTGGTACTTTGGTGGATGCGCCTGCTAATGGGGGTAGACCTTATTGGGTGACCTACACGCCACGGCAAATCCTTGGCTGGCGCACCGAAACGCAAGAAGGCAAGCAAGTCCTGACCCAATTGCGGCTTAGTGAAGTCGTCACCGTGCCCGATGGTGAGTTTGGCGAAAAGGCTGTTGAACAGGTGCGCGTGCTAACGCCAGGTGAATACCGCATCCACCGCAAAGATGACAATGGCGAGTTCACTGTCGTTGATGAAGGGCGCACAAGCCTGAGCGAAATCCCGTTCAGCATCGCCTATGCGCAACGACATGGCTTCATGGAGTCGCGCCCTCCGCTTGAGGATATTGCAGAGCTGAACCTTAAGACCTACCAAGTGCAGTCGGACCTCGACAACCAACTGCACATCAGCGCTGTGCCAATGCTGGCGTTTTATGGGTTCCCGTCTGCCGCTGAAGAGGTATCAGCCGGACCAGGCGAGGCGATTGCATTCCCTGCCGAAGGGCGCGCTGAATACATCGAGCCAGCAGGTCGCAGCTTTGAGGCGCAGTTCCGCAGGCTTGAGCAGCTTGCATTGCAAATCAACGAGCTGGGCTTGTCGGCAGTGCTAGGTCAAAAGCTGTCAGCCGAGACCGCCGAGGCAAAGCGCATCGACCGCAGCCAAGGCGACAGCACCATGATGGTCATCGCGCAGAACATGCAGGACATGATTGACAACAGCCTGCAGTTTCATGCGCAGTACCTCGGCAATGCCACCGCTGCTGGCAGCGCTTATGTCAACCGCGACTTCCTTGGCGCACGCCTTGAGCCGCAGGATATTACCGCGCTGCTGTCGCTTTACACCGCTGGCACTATCAGCCAAGAAACGTTGCTGCGTGAACTGGCCGAAGGCGATGTCCTTGGCGATAATTTTGATGTAGACGAAGAGCTGGAGGCCACTTCAAATGCGGGCATGGACCTACCGTCTACTGGATTGGCTGACAGACTGGTTGGTAGCGCTGATGATAGTGGTGGAACCGAGGAAACCGAGGAAGCAGGAGCTTGATTACACGATGTGTAAGTTGCCAGATGAGATTCTGGCAATTATCCGCACGACATGGTACAAGAACGGTAAGCCTGATGAGGTTGACGAGATTGTGCTACTAGAAGATGGGCAGAACGGCTACGAAGCCTTTGCTGCTGTGATTACAACAGCGCTTACAAAAGGCGCAAGTGTAAGCATTAGGTCGCAATACAAGCCAGAGCAGCTTGGCATTATCACATGAGCACACCAGAAGCGCTATATCGCAATGCGATTGACCTGAACAGGTTTAGCAATAGTGTTGCGCGACGGATTATCAATGCTTACAACGACATCATTATTGATAGCGTTAATCAGCTTCGTGCTATTGACGAGCTGGCTGCACCTGTTAAGGCAGCCAGACTGCGTGCCATCCTTGCGCAGCTCAAGGACAGCCTTGCCACATGGGCTGGCGATGCAACCGAGCTGACCGCCACCGAGCTGCAGGGCATTGCCGAGCTGCAGTCTGATTTCGTTGCCAACCAGTTAGCACGCGCGCTACCTGCTGGCAGCCGCGATGCAGTGCGCACTGTTGAAATCAGCCCGCAGTTTGCGCAGAGTGTTGTCACCACCGACCCGACGCAGCTCAATGTGGTCGCACTTTCTGACGACCTTGTAGCCGCAGTACAAGGCGCCCCGACTACGTTTTCGCTGACCGCTGCCCAAGGTGCGACTATTACGCTGCCCAACGGCGAGGTAGTCACCAAGGCATTCAGAGGCATTGCGGTTGACCAAGCCGAGCGGTTCTCGCAGGTGGTACGGCAAGGGCTGCTGACCGGCGAGCCAACAGCAGAAATTGCTAGGCGCCTTGTTGGCAGTTTGGAGTTTGGCGAGCGTGCCCGTAACGTGCGGCAGCTCATCGCGGCAGGCGGGCAGGCAACAGCGGTAGCCGACAACCAAGTGCTAGCACTGGTGCGCACTAGCGTTAACCAAGTAGCCAATACCGCCAGCCAGCAGGTTTATGAGGCGAATCAAGACATCACTAAGCGCTATCGCTATGTGGCCACATTGGACACCCGCACGAGCAGCATTTGCCGTGCATTGGATGGTCGAGAGTTTGAATACGGCAAAGGACCATTGCCGCCGCAGCATTTCAACTGTCGCTCGACGACTGTGCCGGTGATTGACTACGACGAGCTGGGCTTTACACCGCCACCAGCAGGCACCCGCGCAAGCCAAAGCGGTCAGGTGCCTGCAAATGAATCGTACGGCCAGTGGCTTGCAAAGCAAGACCTACCAACCAAGGCCAAAGCCCTAGGCGCCAATAAGGTTGCCTATTTCGACAAGCTGTCGGCCAAGTATGGACCCAAGGATGCCATCGCCAAACTGGTTCGTGACGATGGGTCGGAGCTAACCTTAGACCAGCTACGAGCTAGGTACGGTGCCACTGAAAAAAGGTAGCTCACGAAAAACCATCTCGGCCAACATCAAGGCTGAGATGAAGGCTGGCAAGCCGCAAAAGCAAGCCGTGGCCATCGCCCTATCGAAAGCTGGTAAATCTCGCAAGCGTAAGCGCAATGCCTAAGTACACCGGACCTGCCAAGCCTCAAAAGCCAATGCCTAAGAAGGGAGGCAAGAAGAAATGAAACGCGGCGACCGTGTGAGCTGGATGTACCAAGGTGCCCGCACCTTTGGTGTTATCACAAGCATTGGTGGCGAGCGTGCAACCATACCCACACGTGGCGGCGGCAGCGTCACCCGTGTCGGCAGCATGGATGACCCCATCGTGCGGATTAAGTCGGAGTCAACCGGCAATGCCGTTATCAAAAAGCGGTCAGAGCTGAAGCCAGCACCACGGCGATGATTAGTTACCGCGGCGAGCAGTTTGACGGCTACAACAAGCCAAAGCGGACGCCGAAGCATCCGACAAAATCACATGCGGTGCTCGCCAAAGAAGGTGACACGGTGCGGCTAATCAGGTTTGGGCAGCAAGGCGTCAGCGGCAGCCCACCGCGAAAAGGAGAATCAGCAGCGGACAAAGCCAGGCGGGCATCCTTTAAGGCAAGGCACGCCAGTAACATTGCCCGCGGCAAGATGTCTCCGGCGTATTGGGCGGACAAGGTGAAGTGGTGACACGCTCCTGCGCGTGTATCCAGTCTTTTAGCTCGCTGATGTAACCACGCAGCTCATGCGCTTTGGCCGCGTGCCAACCGTTACCACTGGTGCGATAGAGATGCTCATGGCGGTCTACCGCATCAAGGCATTGCTTGATAAGCGGATTCCACGGCTCACGCACGGGCGTATTCCATTCCCGCTTTGACATGGCAGCCGTGCGCCATTACCATGACAGCGTAATTAAGCCTGCGGCTTATTCATGTCTGACGAAACACAAGCTCAGGAGCCTGCGGCTACCGGGAGCGACAACACAGAAGCACTGCAACGCAGTGTCGAAGCGCTTGAGCGCAAAAACCAAGAGCTAATCGCAGAATTGCGACAGGCCAAAAAGAGCAAAGCTCCTGATGGTGTCAATGTTGAAGAGCTTCTTGAGTTCAAACGAAACTACGAGCAACAGCAACTCGAATCACAAGGAAAGTACCAAGAAGCCAGACAGGCTTTGGAGCAACAATTCCGTGAGGCGACGGCGCAAAAGGACCAGCGCATTGCGGACCTTGAAGCCCGCGTCCGCGAGCTAGAGCTGATTACGCCAGCCGTCACTGCATTGGCTGACATCGTGCACGACCCTGATTTGGTGCTTAAGACCAAACTGAGCGCCGACAAAATCGAGCGCGAAGCTGATGGCACTGTTGTTGTCGTTGACGGCTATCAGCGCACGCCTGTCCATGAATGGGCGAAGCAGTCACTGCCTAGCTGGATGCAGAAGCAACCTAAGCCGCAGGGCAGTGGTGCGCCATCAGGCGGCGCTACATCAGGCGGCATTCCACCGGGGATGACCAATCCGTTCAACAGAGAAACATTCAACCTGACTGAACAAGCTCGTTTGTTTAGAACGGACCGTGAATTGTACGACCGCATGAAAGCAACAGCCAACCGCTAAGCTATCGCTAACCGGCTGCGCTGGTGCTATCGGGCTGCGCCCACACCGTAAACCAATTCTGAGGATGACTCATGGCGACTCTTCGCTCTGACATCATCATCCCCGAGGTATTTACGCCTTACGTCATTGAGCAAACCACCCAGCGTGATGCCTTTTTGGCTTCCGGCGTGGTGCAGCCGATGGCTGAGCTGAATGCCACTGAGGGTGGTGACTTTATCAACGTTCCTTTCTGGAAAGCCAACCTGTCCGGCGACTTTGAAGTGCTGTCTGACAGCTCTTCGTTGACCCCCGGCAAAATCACTGCTGATAAGCAAGTCGGCGTGATTCTGCACCGTGGCCGTGCTTTCGAGGCTCGTGACCTGGCTGCTCTTGCTGCCGGTGCCGACCCGATGGCTGCCATTGGCGCCAAGATTGCTGACTATGTTGCCAACCAGCGCCAGAAGGACCTGCTGTCCTGCTTGGCTGGTGTGTTCGGCAGCCTGGGCGGCACCAGCAGCAGCGCTGCTTTCTTCGGTCTGACCATTGATGGTGAGTCCGGCGATACCCCCACCACACTGAGCCCCCGCCACGTTGCTGAGGCTAAGTCCCTGCTGGGTGACCAAGGCGACAAGCTGACCGCCGTTTGCATGCACAGCAAGGTCTATTACGACCTCGTTGAGCGCAAGGCGATTGACTATGTGACCGCCGCCGAAGCTCGTCAGACCCCTGACGCCTCGATGCCTGATGCATTCGCTGGCAGCATTGCCGGTGCATACGCTGGCAGCTTGAGCGTGCCCACCTACTGCGGCCTGCGTGTCATCGTTTCTGATGATGTGCAAGTTGACAGCGGCGAGTACGCCACCTACTTCTTCACCCAAGGTGCTGTCGCCTCCGGCGAACAGATGGCAATGCAGACCGAAACCGACCGTGACATCCTCGCCAAGAGCGATGCCA